GAAGGCATGTGACCCATCAGTCCACAGACCTGGGCATAACTCAAGCGTGAGTGCCGCATAGCCGCCATTGCGATAGCGGTCAACAACGGTCGTCTGCGCAGTCTTGTAGACCGCAGGAACAGAAAGCTGGATTGTCCAGAAATACCTGGACGGGTTTTTTCCAACTGGCCCAATAAAGCTCATCTATTTACCCTCCTCACGTTTGTGGTGTTCCGGCGGGAGGCCGTTCAGTTCCAGGTCTTCCAGCCCGACATGCACGAGCTGCCCGCACACCGTGCACGTGTATTCGTGATAGGTGGTTCCCTCGACATCGGGGAGTTGCACGAGTTCGCCCGTGCAATTGCCAACCCCCACAGGCACGGCATCAGTTGCAAATTCTTGCATCTTCTTTCCTCTCTTTGGCATGAGCTAGATCATCTTCAAGACTGAAATCGCTTCAGGGAGTACGACCTTGCCCCCAACACGTTGTCTAGCCAAAAACGCGACTTGATTTTGAATGGCGTAGAGTTCCTTAAGGGTCTGGAACGTCAGTCCTACACGGTCAACAATCTGGTAGCCTTGCCCGATGTCGCCAAAGATGACAGGGAACTGTCCAGCGGTAAATGCGGGGAAGGTGCCGCCCTGGTTGGGCATATCAGGCATCTCGACAATCGGACGACCGAACAACGTTTCGGAGAAGACATCCCCGAACATCGTCCAGATAGGCCGTGTCGTGGTATCAGCAAAGAGCCTGCATATCCCGATAGTGGAGTTTGACATCAGCCAGGTGCCGGTAGGCCGATAGCCTGATTTGCCAACGTGCATGAGCGAGATCAAGTCAGATGGCAAGAGGAGATGCGAGGCGCTCGTTCCCAGTAATCCATTCATTCCGCCGTAGGAAGATGCCGCCGCAACGGTTAACAATCCTTCAGGTCGAGCGACACCGTTACCGTTGATGAAGGCCACGCCCTCTTTCTGCGCAAATTGACGGGTCAGACGCTTCAGAATGTAGCCCTCGATATCAAACACGCTATCTTCCAGGTTCTGACGGCTGATTTTCAGGTAGCCGTTCAACTCACGTGCATAGATTTCCACCATGCCGAGGTTGGGATCAGGACTTGCTTGATAGCCTGTTTGCTCATCTGACCAGAAGATGTTGGTGTCCGTCGCACCCTCGGATGGGATGATGAGTTTCTCGCCGCCGATGGTCTGCGTATCCGCATAGGCACGTAGCGGGGAGATGAGGAAGAGCTTCTGAATAAACTTATCAGAGAGGTCGGTGCCAGCGAAGAAGCCACCCAGGTCGGCGGCTGCGCTCACCATGACCTTCTGCTCGGGCGTGAACTGGTCGTAGTCCATGTGGTTGAAGGAGACATACGACAATTCTTCGCGGGTGAGGGCGCTAGAGTCGCCGCCCTTCCTCATCCATTTTTCCAGGGCTTTCGTTGCTGGTGGTTTATAGGAACCAGACATGGAGCCAGGGTAACCGCCTGCAACGGGTGGGCGCTGCGCAGCCAGCATGTTCTCTTTATTTTCAGCAACGAGCTTTTTGTACTCCTTGATCTCGCCGCTGATCTTGGCGTTGATCTTCTCAAGTTCCTGGCGTGCTTCCGCAGCAATCGGCCCGCCCTGGCTGATCTTGAGTTCTGTTTTCGCTTGATTCTCTTCGAGCGTGTGGACGCGCTCATCTAAATGCTTGTTGAGTTTCTGGATTTCTTCAGTGAGCTTGTTCAGCTCTTCATATCCAGCCATAAAAACTACCTCCATTCATGGTGAAAATCAAAGTTTCATCCACGCTCGAAGGTAGAAAGATCAGCGCCTCGTGCGTTATTCTGTTCTGTTCTGTTCTTTGCTAGCGGGGCGGCATTGCCGCGCCCGTTGTTTCTTCTAGTATACCCGAAAAGGCGCTTGTTGGCTAGATGCCCTTGTCAGCGTTTTGGAATTGTAACCGAGTGGTGAGGTCGTACAACGCTTCCCGCATCTTCGCGAGCCGCGTTGCTTCGTCCTCATCCTCTGATGGCTCATCCTCGTCTTTGTGCTCTGGTGGCTCGTTCCCCCCATAGACTTGATACCCCTGCAGGGCATTGGCCCTTTGCCGCGAAAGTTCAGACTTCATCTCCTTGATATGGCCTTCCATGCCACCAATCGCCTTCGTCATTTTCGCATGGCTGGCTGCACTCAATTTCTTGGTGTCACCTTCCGCGTCTTTCGTGTCTGGATTGTCGGCAGCAGTCATATACATAGGCATAGAGTTATCATCGCTGGGCTGCAAGCATTCCGTCATGTCCAATTCGATGCCACGCTGTATATACGCGAGCGTGGCAGTAGCGAACTGAGCTAAAGCAGCCTTCACATCAGCTTCGGGGCTATCACCAATCTGAAATGCCGTGATGATTTCGTTCTTGAGCGGATACCAGAGGTTCCAAAGGTCAGATACCCAATCTTGCTGGGTCACTTGCGCATAACTTGCGGCGTAGTCCTTGGTCAGTATTGGCTTTTCTTTGCCTGACATAACAAATGTCCTCCTGTTCTTTACGGTGGTTATCTGTGAGAGATCGTTGGCAGGAAATACCACACAACTTCCTTCCATTACCATGACCTCAAGCAAATTTCTAATACTTTTGCCTTCTTCTTTCGTCCATTCTACTTGTAGGGCTTTATAGCCCATCGATTGCTTCTTCATCGTTCCCATCTTGAAAGAAGCGTAAAGTTCGCGCCCCATTTGCATATCAAGATTTAATTGCGTCTTAATGTAGAGACCGCGTCGGTCTTCATTGGCTTCAAAGATGCCACCTGGGGGAAGAATATCGTACGAATGGTTGAAGAGGTAAGGCCAGAGGAAATCAAGTCCCTGAGCGGACTTCCGAGCGTATGAGTCTGAAAGCGTCTTCTTAAATGCTCCAGGCATGGTGCGATCTTCCGTAAAGTCCACGTTCCCGATATAGTTGAGGTAACCTTCAACAATGCCTTTTTGGTCATTTGTCGCCTTAATTTCCCCACCTATGCATGGAAGGTACTCGATCTTCCTTTCTACTTTCGCTAATCTAACCATGTTCACCGTTCCTTTTTCTCTCTTGCCCATCTAGCAAGATTAGCCTGCCTCATTCTCTCACGAGCTTCAGGAGAGCGTTTCATACCGAGATGGGTTTGTCGTCTCTTCTCAATGGTTTCTGCTGATTGGGGTTTGCCAAGATTGGCCTGCCTTACTTTCTCATTATGTTCAGGTGTATTTTTCTTGCCGAGATGTCCCTGTCTTATTTTTTCAATAGCCTCGGGAGTCTGTTTCCTGCCAAGTTGAGCCTGTCTCATATGCTCACGTGCTTCAGGTGTATGTTTATGACCAAGGCTATATTTGTTGCCAAGAGAAGCCTGTCTCTTTTTCTCTAGTTCTTCAGGCGATTGTTTCCTGCCGAGATTTTTCTGTCTTATTTTTTCGATGGTTTCAATGTCATATTTATAGCCCAAAGTCGAGCCAGCCTCACGAGCAATATTGAAACCTTTACGGCCAAATGGTTTTTCACGGTTAAACCAATATTGCTCGCGGGCAGTCAAGGACATGGGCAAAACATATTCAAGAACTTCGAAAGTGAAGACATCGGGGCCGTACTTATTCCAGGCATTCTGCAAATGTTTATTGATATGTTCATTTCGTCGGAGAGCGCCAAAATGCGCCCTTCGACGTTCACGTAGGTTGAGCGCGCTTCCAATATATATGCGCTTATTCGCAGTGCAGGTGATCTTGTAGATGCCAGAGGTAGAGGGGATATTGCCATTATCGGCATGAGGTGGTAAGGTGGTCATTGGTACATCTCCAATCAGGTGTATCCGGCCAGGGGTGTTCACTGCACCGCCTGGCACAACAATATTTCTATCTATATAATACCACAAATCAGCTTGCAGAGCCAGCTTTGCTAGTCTTGGCATGATTCACCTCTTTTTTCTCATACTGCTTGTATGCGTCCTGTGCTGGCGGCACTTCCTTGCAGAGCTTGATTATGGCTTCCAGGCCAGCACGAGCATCGAAGCCTGTATCATCACCAATGTAAATGGCAGCAGGTTTTGCGAGTGCCTTTTGCGCTATGTCAAGTATCTGCTGTGCTAATTCTTGCGCTGTCATCGCTTTGTCCTCACTTATGGTTGGCTCTCAGGGAACGACTCGAACGTTCAACTATCGCATAAATAGTGCGATGCCTCTGCCAGTTGGGCCACCTGAGAATATAACTAGCTAACATGCTTGCATGGCATATATAACTGATAGCTAACACCAGGGGGATTATATTCCCTGGATTGTGTTGTCAAATAAGGTTACCAAACGCGGGTTTTGTTACCTTATTTTTCACTTGACTCAAACGTCACAGTAAGATTATCGCCTTGTTCCATGAGAGCAAGGGTATGATCTAATGCTCTTTCCAACATATCCTGTATATCTTCAAGAACCATACGTCTCCCCAGATCAGACTTCCAGGCACTAGCCCCTACGAGCAAGGATTGAGTAGGAACATTCTTAAACTCTTTGAAAGACAACACAACTGTTACTTTCATCGCTTTATCCTCAACAATTC